ACTGAGACGACTCACCTGCTCAATGATGCCATGCCTAGTAAGTCATGCGTGATCGAGTTCACGACCAGCATCGTGTCGGTGGCCGAGTACGAGGGAGGGGTGGAGCTGAACGAAGCACCTAGTCGGGTGAGCTGGGGAGGTACTGATGTGTGTATCGGATTCGATTGGGTCAAAGAGAACATGCCCAACGCATCTGGGATCATCGTGATCAGTGACATGGAGTTCTTCCAATGGCCTGAAGATGAAGGGTTCAAGGTTCTTTGGGCCAAGGTTCCCCCGCGTGAAGACAACGCTTGGTACTTCGGCACACCGCCATTCGGTAAGAGCATTACCGTTCGATAAATAGAAATGGAGTTCATGATGATTGATTCAATGTACAGTGTCGGATCGCAAGTATACTGGACAGACCCCGACGAAGGAATCGGATCGAGGTATGACGTTATCCAGTCGGTGACTAGCACTTCCGCTGATGGAGAATCCACATACATGCTCGCGTCTGGAACAGAGGTATTTGAATATGAGCTTGAGTAATATTAGAAAGGTCAAAGACATGGACACTCAGGAAAGCAGGGAGGGGGAGGGGGTTCGCTGTCATGCGTGTGGTCACGAGAGCGGCGGGTTCGACGCTGTATTCGCTGGCCTGCGCGCGATTGCCGAAATGAAACTCCCTGGCAACGAGGAGTCTAAGTAAGGTGCTGATCGTAACTAGGCACGGGATGTTCAGCATCGTATCGACTGAAGATATCACTGAAGAAAACTATGTGTACGGACAGGACTACTCAGTAGAAATCAGATCGATGAACGCAGATGAGATATTTTCATTGGTCACTGACTTCATAGAGATCATTGGGGAATTCGAGGTATCATCAATCGACCGAGAGGGAGTCTTCACTACTGATCTATTCCCAAGTCTCCTGTCTAGCTCTCGGCATAAGAATGGAATGATGTACTCAGTCACCGTTCCATCCACTAGGTGGGTACACATCCTAGCCTGCTTAGGTGCAGGTATTACATACACAAACTTCGAAGATGAATTGAAGTCCATGATTGACCGTGGAGAGAACAGGGCAAATCCATTGCTCATATTTATTAAGAGTGTGTACACGATGGCAGCACAGGTGTACTCACCATTTACTATTAAGAAAACTAGGAAAGGCGAGGTCGTACACTGATGAAAGAAAAGAAAGAAGATAAAGAAACGATAGAGGTTAGGCTCAAGCTAGATAAATATGAGTGGGAAAGGATAAAGATCATCGCGTCCAACGAATATAGATCTGCTTCAGCACAAGTGAGGGTTGCCATCAGAAGCCACATCAATGAATGGGAATCATTCGAGGAGGAGGGGTAATAGCAATGGCCGGTGGTGTGAAGAAGCAAATGATAGACACGAGTATCGGACTCCCGACCGTGGACATAGGCGGGGTTAACTTTGCCTCAGGTAATAAAGAGAAAAAGATCTACTCACTTGGGTTCGATGCGGCTGTGGATTTAGTCATGGAATACTGGGCCAAGGGAGAGGACATGGACATCGCAGTTACTAACATAAAATTTATAAAAGAAACTCTATTGAGCAATAACACATGGGGAAAGGAAAAGGATAAATGATTTCCAATAGCAAAGTAGACAAGAAGATATGCCCTATATGTAATGGAACAGGAGATGTTAGTAGCTTTGGCATCGATGTAGCCAAGCGTCGAGCAGCACTAGGTCTAGGTCGATATCAACTGGCTGCAAAATGTGGTATATCTAATGTCACTATCGGTAATGTAGAGCGAGGGGATACCTCTCCTCGGATCACCACGATGCAGGCTATCGATGAAGCCTTGTCTCTCATGGAGATCGAGCGACGAGCGCAAGTTGTACAAAACCAATACGAAAAACAAGAATAACAATTAACGTTCCGGTAGCTCAGATGGATAGAGCAGCCGCCTTCTAAGCGGCGGGTCGTAGGTTCGAGTCCTACCCGGAGCGCCATCTTTCTATATAGAAAAGAGAATAACATGGATGTTTTTCTGACACTTTACACAGGGTATGTTTCGTTTCGATTTGGAACTACATATGGTAGTGATCCATTCGACACAACGAATCCAACTGCTGCATTGGCAAAGGCTTTTCAGAGTTGCATCGAGGCCATCACAGAACCGCATGACATAATCGTTGTGCATACGGAGGACTTGAGAAATGATGAATGAAGAAGTTAAAAATAGATGGGTAGAGGCATTACGCTCAGGCGAGTACGAGCAGGGCGCAGACTACCTGTGCAGCACCGACAATAAGTTCTGTTGCCTCGGCGTGCTGGTAGACATCCAAGCAGATGGAGACTGGGTACTGCCGGAAGGTGAAACAGAATGGGAATTCAAGGGGGACAGGATGATGATCCATTTCTCATTGCGTGAGAAACTCGGGATAACAATGCACGAGGCCAGAAAACTATCCAGTAAGAATGACGAGGGATATTCATTCCAAGAGATAGCGGACATAATCGAGTATGACCTATGAGTAACTTCAGTGTCATGCTGATAGTGGGTGCAGCTCTGGTGGTATTGCTCTTAAACATTTTTGCCTTGGCGTTATGTCGGACAGCATCGCGCGCTGATAGACAGGCAAGGGAGCAATCAGAGGAGATAACTCGTAGTTTAAGTAGTCTGTACAGTAGAACTAACGAAAGGATTCATAGGCAATGATTTCAATGGCGTTTAAGATCATAAAGATAAAAAATGGATACCTAGTATCAGATGACCGGGAAGAGAAAATGTATTTCAAAACCTTATCAGATGCCTTTAATGAGATGTCTCATGCAGCCAGTGCATTCTTCTGTGAAGATCGTGATCCCGAAGAAAAAAAGAAGGAGGACTAACTATGTGGACAGTACATGAGAACAGACTGGCAGGTTATAATAAAGAGGTCGAGTGCCAGTATCTGACCAACATGCTAGACGCAGTGAAGGCTGCTGCAATCCAAGAAGAAGTAGTGTCCATTGTCGTAGTTAGAGTGGGCGACTAACTCATACATGGAAGTACCGAGCAAGAGCATCCAGACCAGTCCTAAGGTCAGGCAAGCTAACGTCTGCGTTCATACCTACGCAAGACTCAACTGCCACTAGGCAGTTCTCACCCGCGTCTCTTAGCCTGCTTCTAGCGGAAGAGATAGCAATAATCTTGGAGGCCATAGCCCCTGCGGTATCCCTTGGATTTGCGCGGGAGCCTTGGGCTCCAAGATTAGGTGACTTAATAAAGCAACCAGCTACAGACATCAATCCAAGATACATATCCGCAGCGGAGTATTGTTCTTGGGATATTTTGTCATTCAGAAAAAGCTCATCGAACTTAGTCTGATCAAGAACCCTGGCCCTCCTGAATGCTCCGCCTCCCACGACCGACTCTAAGCGGATCTCTTTCTTGCCACGGTATTCATCTGTCCCTGACTCAACAGGGAACGGCTGTCGGTTATCTCTCGGCTCAGAATAGGTCTTCGTAAACTGCCGGGATATTGATCTGTTCTTCTTTGTTCTCTTCCCCTTCTCCTCCGTCATCGATGTCCCCCCAGTCTATGTCGGCAAGAGAGTCTGCGATATCCCCAGAACTCTCACCATCCGAGTATCTTCCACACGTCCTGTCGTATGCTAGCGCGGCAGTCCCAACTTCTCCTAGCCACTTGAACCTGCACTTCCACACGTTCATTGTCGTCTCGCCATTGTCTCCCCTAGAGACAGTGATGCCGAAGTCTGCCTTCGCCCACCAAGCAGCGGACCCGGAGATATCCCCGCCAGTAGGCACTGGGATCTTCCCTCCCTCCCCTCGATACATCTTTTGTGGATGAGCAACTATCCAAATATGTATGTGGAATTTCTTGGCGAATGAATGCAGCTTCGTGAGCATCGCGCTGATGGCATCAGTTTCAAGGGTCACGTCGGTGTAATTGAATGGATCGATGAGCAATCCATTCACACCTTCGTTGGCTACAAGTATCTCAGTCCTAGCCAGAATAGAATCTATTGTGTGAGAGGATGAAGAATCTAGGAAGAAGAAGTGTTCACCTAGCCATGCGGATGCGGTGTCGAATTCATCTTCAGGGATCTTGGAATCCCCTTCAAAGATCGGACTCCCTGAATACTTCTCAAGAAGCTTCCCTACATGGATCTCAATGGGATTCTCTGCACTGAAGATCGCAAACTTCTGATCCTCTTTCTCAGCCAGTGACACCATGAAGTAATCGATCAGCTCGCTCTTGCCACTACCGGGTACGCCAGTCACCACAGAGATTTGATCAGGGCAAACTGTGTACAAATTGTCGATAGAATTCAGCCCGATCTTCGCACCCCCCTTGAAGCCATCCGCTCTAATATCTTTAATTATACTTGCTACATCAGCTACCTTCACGATCCCTTCGTAGAGGACATCCCCTACCTCAGCGATAGCTGTCTGCATGATCCCTTTGCCATGGGTGGACAAGGCTTCGTTGGCATCCTTCACGCCATACTTAGACCAGTCGATCACCCCGACCTTGTTTCTTCCTAGCCATCCTACTAGGGCAGCGGAGAATTTACGGCCCTTCTCATCGGCATCTACGGCGACAACCACCTCGATAGAGCCACTGTCTAGCCCTTCTGCAAGTGGCCTGAGGAAATCTGGCATCACCTCGCCCGACACATTAGCCCCCGTAGGCACGCTGTATGCCTCGTAGCCGCACGATCTCATGGCGATTGCGTCGTACTCCCCCTCCACGATCAGGACCAACCCACTGAGGTTAGACGGGGCAGGGAACAGGCTACGGCACACGCCTGTCTGGGAGAAGTCTTTGGAATCGACAGCTCTCCATTTGATTGCTCCATCACCGTAGGCAAAGCCAACTGCTTCGCTCTTGCCTCCAAGCCTGTTGAAGTAGATATCTTTTGAATGAAGAATGTTATCCGTTATCGGTACTCCACCAGATGCCCATGATCCTAGTCCTGGGTCTATGCCCCTCTTGCGTAGGACTAAGCTTCTGAAATCTTCTGTGGCTACTGAGTATTCCGGAACGGTTCTCATATATTTTTACTTTGGTGTTGAGACAGAGTTTCTGCTGTCCTTGAATTCATTTGGATAGAGCCCTTCGAAAAACTTTTGCCCTTTGACTCCACAGTTGTGGCAGAACCAGACTGCTTGGCTCCCTTCAAAAGTTATCCGTAGGCATTTATGTGAGCGGTTTTTTTGCGTTCTATCATCGGAGCATTCAGGACACATAAAGCTGAATGTTCCAGGGTCTTTACGAGGATACTCGCTGGCTACCAACGAAGCGATCGATTCCATTTTGCAATTCTTACCTATTGACAAGACAATCAGATGGTGACTATAGATTCTAAAGGGTATATGGGACCATATGTCTTATATGTTCCCTCTGAGCCCCTTGTGGGGCTCACTTCCCGTATGCCATATGCTCCTTACTCTCTTAATATTATTGACTCCCTGTGAATGGTGTGGGATAATGGACACTAGATGCCAGAGCCCTAGTAGTGGCAGGCATCCGCATGGCAGAGATGGCCTAGCCTCCTGGGCCTCTCGGGAGAGGTGGAACTTATCCCTTTCGTTCCGCCTCTCCCCCTCCGCTGTCACCAGCGTCGAGAACTAACTGTCCCCGTGAAGCCTTGATTAGGCTGTGTACCAGATCACGCCTAATACGCAAAGGCATACCAGCGATATTCCTAATCTTCGCTGAAGTTTCCGCATGATCGAAACCTGAGATGACGCATACCTCACGGAACATACTCGTCTTGGTCCATGCCAGTATCTTGTCCACGTGTTCCTGCTGGGTACTGCACAAGTCTTTTATTGCTTGAGCTAGAACGGCAGCGTTAAGTCTGATGATACCCGCCTTAGCCCTATGGCTGATCTGGGATTCAGCTTGTCTAGCTGATGGTAAGCCTTGATCACTTTGATCTGCCGATCGTTTACTATAACTAGTCCCTCTTGGAGCAGATCCATTATCAATGATATGTCCAGATCGGGTCTTCTTGTTTTGTACCATACTACTACCTCTAGCTCAACGTCCCCTTCGATTGGGACATCAGGCGGCTTGACTTGGGACAGGAAATTGTCCCTGTAATTGAGAGCCTTCTCACTCTTGATAACTCTCATATGACCATGATTTCTAACTATCCTTCTGGAATTAGATTTGCTCGCTGGTTCGCCAGTGATTTCCTGCATCCAGTCATGTGCCACATTTTTTTCGACGATAGAGTGAATTGCGATTGACATAGCATTAACATCCTATTAGTTTGGAGCCTTAACAAAAGGGGAACAACCATGAATATAGAAAACAAACACGGCGCACCGGAATCATTCATGCGGTTCTGTGCAGACGATGACTATGATAGCGGGGCCTGTGACTTTTCAGCTACGGAACTGTTGGAGGATCCTAAGATCGCGACACTCAAGGCTCGCCATCCAGACCTCAGCGTCAATGATCCATACGACGATCCTTGGGTACACATAGGGCAGATGTTCCATAAGTTTATGGAACTGAATGCTCCCGAAGAAGAAGTGTCAGAGCAAAGATTATTCTCAGAGTTAGATGGTAAGATTATCTCTGGTGCCATGGATGTTCAGATCCTACACAAGGGAAGGATGGTCATCGGTGATTACAAAGTCACCTCAGTATTCTCCATGAAAGACACAGCCAAGTGGGAACAGCAGCTAAACATCTACGCATGGCTGGTAGAAAAAGAGACAGACGCGGTGGTGGAGAAGCTTGAGATCTACGCATTCCTTAGGGACTGGAGAATCTCATCGCAGGAAAGAATGCCTGACAATTACCCAGCTCGACCCGGAGTGACGGTAGACATACCTCTGTGGAGTTTCTCTAGACGAGAAGAATTCATAAGAGAGAGAGTCCGACTCCACTCCATCGCAAGAGATCTGCCCGACGATGAACTACCTGACTGCTCCAAGGATGCTGTCTGGCCTTCGGGCACTGCATGGCAGATGCTCCGCGCAGACAGGGGAGAGAAGACAATCTATAAAACGAAGAGAGCCGCAACGGCTGCATACGAAAACCTATTGGAATCAGATCAGCTAGAGGCTTACATATCGAAGACTCATGAAACACTGAGGCGATGTAAGTCATACTGCGATTTCTCTGATTCATGTACCCAATGGGAAAACTGGCAAGAAAAAAGGGGAAGTCTGTATGTCTGAAGAGTTAAAGGAAAAATGGGAGAATGGAAGAAGCGTCAAGGTCACTGTCGTTGAGACAGGATTGAAAGCTCCATTCGCTCCGAACAGAATCAAGTGGCGGGCTGCGGATTTCCGTGGGAACAAATCATCTGCTCTCCTCTACTTGGATGCGAGAGATGTGATGGATCGATTGGATGAAGTTGTCGGTATAAATAACTGGCAGACAGAGTACACAGACATTGAGAACCGATGTGTATGCAAGCTGTCTGTCCGGTATGACAATGATTTCGATTGGGTTTTGAAGAGCGACTTGGGTACTCAGTCCACGTTCGAGGGAGACAAGGGGATGTACTCCGATGCTCTCAAGCGGGCTGCTGTGCAGCATGGTATCGGTCGCTACTTGTACGATGACAGCATCCTCGGGTCTAAGCGTTTCCCGTTAGACAATAAGAAGTTTACGAAGGAAGCTGACGAAATGATCATGGCTGAAGTAGCCACCCATTACAGGCTCTTCACAAATCAAAAAGCTATCCTGCTTAACACACTGTTCAAATCAGCGATGACGTACAAGACGATCATGGAATACTACGAAGAAAACAAATCAATCGTAAGTGAACTAAAGAAAGAGGATGCTGTTGCAGCAAAGGCTGTCGGTGACTCGTTCAAGCACTGGGCGAAAGTCCTAAAGGGAATGGAAAACAATGGCTAAAGTATTTGGAAGCGCACGAAAGAACGAAAAGACCAGCGACAAGCAGCCTGACTTCCGAGGCAGCTTTAAGCTGGGAGGATTCACTGGCGACAACTCGGAGGAGAAGAATCGAGAGTGTGCCCAATGGCTTCGCAATGTGACTAAGGAATTCACAGAGAACAAGGAAACTTATCTTAGTGTTGCGATGTGGAAGAACATCGACTCCAAGACGGACGCACCGTATATCTCTATCGCGTTGGAAGACAACTCTTGGAAAACTAAGGATACAGACAAGAAGTCTCCTGCACCCAAGGAGGCTGCTCCCTCAGGCGGAGGTACCTTGACGGAGGAAGACGGTTCCTTTGACTTCTAAGAAGAAGTCACAACCTGATCTCGCACATGATCCAGTATCAAACCCTGGGCATTACACTCACGGAAGAGAACACGAACCGTTAGATGTTGTGGAAGATTGGGGCTTAGACTTTCATCTAGACAATGTACTCAAGTACATATCAAGGGCGGGCAGGAAAGATCTTATGGTTCAAGATCTAAAGAAGGCCATGTTTTACCTGTCTAGGAAAATTAACATAGAAGAAAAAAGGGATAACAAAAAATGAGCAAGAATAACAAGCACAACGACTGGGAAGAAATCATCAACGGCCTTAGCCTATCAGGAGATCCAACCTCAATCATCATGGGATCACCCGGATCTGCTCAGGTAACACGATGCAGACTCTTGGCTGGCTACGATGGGATCGATGTATCCACCGCGCACCGCAATCTGTCTGTCTGGCTTACCTAGACATCCCGTCGGCCTGTAGCTCAGTTGGTTAGAGCAACCGGCTCATAACCGGACGGTCGTAGGTTCAAGTCCTACCGGGCCGACCATATCTGAAGACAAAAAAACCCCCATGCAGAAATGCGTGGGGGTTTTTCTTTATTCTCTTATTGAATCTATCATGCTGCAATACATATCTAGATCTATCAGATACATAAGCACAGGCATGGGTACCTCATCTTCGCTTAGGGATTCTATTGCCTCATTCGTCGGGGTCGGACACGGAGGGATCAGCAGATCTCCGGGTGGCCTTGGACAACCTGCGCTTCCAATGCTTAATGAGGACATTGCGAGTAGGGCGAGGATCCATAAGCTTTTCGATCCCCTTAATGATTTGAGTTGATCTTGACTCAGCATTCTTCCTTCGCTCCCTTTCACCTCCAAGATCTTCTCTCGACTTAGCGTTAAGAATTCCGAACGTGGCGGATAGAGCTACCATTAGTAACAAAGCGAACGCCGCTTCGACCATTAGATATTCTTAGCGTTACCGATGTTAAACCCTAGCGTGTTGATGATACGCAGAAGGACATCGGCGATCTTGTTGTCAGTGACATTAGGGGTGAGCGATGCGATCACTGCGAACGATCCAACGATCTTCAGTGCTATGTCGATCAGGCTACTGCTGTTTTCAAAAATCCAATCCATTACAATTTACCTCTTATACTTTTTATACTTTTGGTTGAAACTCAATATGAATATGATCCTTCTCTAGGACCACATCAAACTCTTCGCCAAGCTCTTCGGATAAGCCTTTAGTGAAATCAGGTAGGGAATCATTCTGTATTGCCCATGTCCTGATGTCTGCTGCGTACCCAACGTAATGCAGAGAACCTACACCGTGCTTTCCGTCCACTACGGACGTTACTACCATCTCGGATATGCCTGAGCTGTTGAAATAACCCTCGGCAATCAACAGTCCCATGACCATCTCTGGCTTGACTCCGTTAATCTTGACTCCGTATTTAGTTTTCATAGTCATTTAATCTAGTATACCTCTGAAGAGTGGGAAGGAATTTGCCTTTAGTTTTCTGAATTCCTTTATCTCAGACAATAGAACTTTTCTCCTCCTATCTATCTTGTCAATCTGTTCTCTCTTAGCCTTAGGATCCATGCTGGAATTCCATATTTTATTCTCTTTGTTCTTCAGCTTGTTCACCTTAGCATTGATACGAGAAAGCCTCGGCATGACAGCTAGTATCTTCTTGTTCTCTCTCTTTAATCTCTCAACCCTTTTGGTGTCTCCGGATTCTCCAGCGTCCTTAATGGACTCTCCGATCCGGTGAACACTGTAGTAGAACTCGGTCCACTCGCTGATCTGCCCTTGGGCGCTCTCCGCAGATTGGAAGGTAGACCCGATGATCGGTATCTGATCTGCTCGCCAAGATGGAACCGACGGAGCGTCCGTAGCCTGTCGGAAAAGCCACGCTGTGGATCCCACTATGTACGACCCTACCGTTCCGGCGTAGCCATCGATGATATGCTGGATCTTGATCGGACTGAACCCAGACAGTTCCCCAGCCTTCTTGGCAAGCTCAGTGGTGTACTTGTTGAACCTTTCTTCAGAGGGTTTCCCTGAGTAGAAAGAGGATTCAACTTGCCTACCAGTGAACAGGCTGTGGTTCGCGTAGACTTCGACCAACGGCACTATCGCTTGGGGGCCAAGCATTGGAACTTCTAGTGTGGAGAACGTGGCTCTCAGGGTGGTGTCCCATAGATCTGCTGTAAGCTCATCACCGAACAAAACTCTTGAGGTTCTCTCAGGGAAAGTCTTAAAGGCAAGCCCTACCTCGAATGGAATAGGAATCTTGAGTGCAGGCATTCCGAAAGGCATTGGGATAATCCAGAAGTTGTCCTTCTCGTAATCGCTAGCCGCCTTGTACTCCTCGCTGTCGTTATTCGCGTATGAAAGAGCCAGGGTAGCCATCGCAATCACGCCTCCTCTCGCAAGGAATGATCTCTGAGCTTCAAGCTTTCCCTTCCTGTTAGAGCTGTACTGCCCCGTCATGGCTCTGAACATGACATCGAGACCCTGTATCCTCGCGTTGAGGAACGGAACGGTTGCAGCAATCATCCTCAGGGCTACAGAGTTTCCTCTCCTAGAGAAGTTAAGAACTTCCATAGCCTGGAAGATCGCTTCAGATTCTGCATCGACTCTAGAAACACCCTTACCTATAAGGTTCTGAAGGGTGTCCTCGTATACAACTTGCCTAGTCGCAGAGTCAGACTTATTAGATACTTCCGCCAGCTTATCCCAAATTGTCCCAACTGTTGAATCGAAGAATGTTCCATCTTTCTTAGGCGTTATGCCACTCCGCCTAAGCTTCTTCCTGAAATCTTTTTCAAACTTCTTCGGCTCAAAGACGTAATCAAAACCACCCACGACGCCAGCACCTTCAAGGGTGTTGTAGGTCTTCTCGTCTCCAGATATACCACGCAATGTTCCTTGGAACTTGTCAACAGTGGATATAAATGGAGTGGCCTTGAAGCCTGAAGTAACCCAGGCTGACATTGAGTCTCTCTGGATATTCCGAATCATGAACATCGGGCTTCTGGTAACACTTTCTCTTAGCCATTGAGCAGGCATGGTAAGCCAGGGCCAAACCTTTACATTTCCATCCATGAACCCAGTAAGAGTCTCGATTAACAGAGGATCTGAGGCGTTGTAATACTTCTCCTCACCATTGACCCTAACGGTGTACATGGCAGTTTTGATTTCTTCTTCTGTTGTAAGCTCAGTCGCCATGCCTATGCTGGACGCATCCTCAAGTACCTGAACGGATGCAATGTTCTTCATGCCTGCGGTGACAGCAGCCCTTAGGTTCTGCATGATACCGACTAACGGATCAACGATCTGATGACTCCCACCCTTCAGCTTAGACGGAGGCTTCTGGCCTGTAAGCGTTGGGAAGAGAGTTGTCAATCTTCTGTTGGCACCAAGGGATAGGTCTACGTTCTCCGCCTTGAGTATCTGCTTGAACACATCCGGGGATACACCGGTTTCTCCCTCAGCGTCGAGGTCCATGTCCTTGTAGAACGGGATGTAGTCAGAGTATTTCTTGAAGACAACTGCTAGCTCGTCGTTGAGCACGCCAGTATCTTTAAGGAAATCTACGACATAATCA